CCATTTCTTTATTTCCCTAAATCATTCCGACGAATCGTAATAAATATGTATATAGTTAATTTATTATTTATAACAGTAATCGGAAGTATATAATGGCATATAAGGGTAGATTTAGACCAAAACATCCTGATAAGTATAAAGGTGACTCCACAAAAATTATTTATAGGTCTTTGTGGGAGTTAAAAGTATTTAAATATATGGATGATCACAGTGATGTGATATGGTGGCAGTCAGAAGAAGTCGTCGTACCGTATAGATCTCCAATAGACAGTAGAATACATAGATACTTTCCTGATGTGGTGGTACATAAGAGAGATGGCCAAGGTAATCCTCAAACAATTATGATTGAGATTAAACCAGCGGCTCAGTGTAGACCACCAGATCCAAAGAACAAAAATAAAACAAAGACGGGTAGAGTATCAAGAAGATATCTAAACGAAGTTAAAACATGGGGAGTCAATGAAGCAAAATGGAAAGCAGCAAAGAACTTTTGCGCTGACCGTGGATGGCATTTTACAATTATGACCGAACATCATATTCCAGGAGCACGATAAGTGGCAACCTTATTTTCAGATATATTAGCAAAGGGTATACGACAAGGGCAAATGCCTGCTCGTTCTCAAGCTGCACGAGAGTGGTATCGTAAACAAGCTAAAACAAAAGCAGGTAAAGAAATTACCTCGGAAGCTTTATTAAATACTACAGATAAAGGTAGAGCAAAAGCGCAGTTGCGTGGAGATTCTGTTTATGGTTCAATGTACTTTTTTGAGTACGATCCTAAACACAAAGATACTTTACCATATTATGATCGGTTCCCACTGATATTTCCAATAAATAAGGTAAAGGGTGGTATACTTGGAATGAATATGCATTACTTGCCACCGAAAATGAGAGCACAACTAATGGATGCGTTATATTCAGTTACATCTGATAATAATTACGATGAGCAAACAACATTGAGTATAAGCTATAAGATTCTAAACAGTGCTTCAAATTTTCGGTTATTTAAACCTACAGTAAAAATGTATTTGGCGTCACAAGTCAGATCAAGGTTTATTAAGATCAATTCATCAGAATGGGATACTGCTTTATTTTTACCAGTACAGTCGTTTCAGAAAGCGAGCAATAGCAAAGTTTGGTCGGATTCAAGAAAGATTGCTAGGAGTTAAGAATGCCATTTAATATTAGTAAATTCAAAAGTACGTTCGAAGGTTTTGGTGGCCCGGCTAAGACGAATCTTTTTGAAGTCACTATGGGTCAACCTAAATGGTTGATAAATGCAGAAGACGAAGATAAAGGTAAATTTGGCCCAAGAGAATTCACCATGTTCTGTTCGGCAGTTAAGTTTCCTGGTGTAGCAATTAATACAACTACTTATGATTATGTTGGTCAGTTATCAAAAATTATTCCAAGCACACTAACTAACCCAGGTCCGATTACGTGTACGTTTATTTGCGATTCAGATCATCATACAATGAGATTCTTTCATCTTTGGGCAAGGCATGTATTAAACTATAGTGCCAGCGGTGGCGTGCATAGTGAATGGAAAAATAAGCTCAGGTATGAAGTTGGATTTAAAGATGATTACGTTTCTGACTTAGAGATCAAACATTATTCCACTGATAGCAGAGCAAACTCATATTACTCTGCATTATTACAAGGAGCATATCCTACTAGTGTTGGTGAGATAGCTTTATCCTGGGAAGGTGGTGGCGAATACATGACGATCGACGTTACATTCGCATTTGACAATTATCAATATTCTGCAGATAAAGCAGGAAGTACAGGATCTGGTTCTACAAGAGGAGCGGGTTTATTAGATATCCTTGGTGATATCGCAGGGTTTGCTGATACTGTACGAGGTACGTTAAAGTCAGGCAAACCAAGAAGCATTCAAGATGCAGTTAACAAATTACAGAGGATTGGTAATTCACTAGACAACGTATCGTCTAATTTACCAGACTCAAATAATAAAGGATAACCTTAGGAAATACATTATGGCATTACCAAAAATTGACTTACCATTAAACGAATTAACTTTACCGAGCAATCGACAACAAGTTATGTATAGGCCGTTTACAGTAAAAGAAGAAAAGATATTATTAGTTGCAGCGGAAGCTCAAGATGCAATGGTAGAAATGATGGCGATTAAACAAGTTGTGAATAACTGTTTGTTTGATATTGCGATTGAAGATATATCAATGTTAGACTTAGAATACATATTTTTAAAATTGAGATCAACATCAATTAATAATACGGCAAAGTTTAATATTAATGATCCTGATACGGGTGAATCAGTCCCTGTAGATTTTGACCTTGATACGATTGAGATTATAAGAGATCCTGAACATACAAAAGTAGTAAAGATTAACGATGATTTGGTATTATATTTAAAGTATCCAAACATTGATGATTTCACAAAGATCATAGGTATGGAAGCAAGTGATCCATTAGTGAATTACGTCATTATGGTTTCTTGTTTAGATACATTAGCAACCGATGACGAAGTACATAACTTTAGTGATTACGATGAAGATGAGATTGCGGCATTCATGGACAATATGTCTGGTGATATCGTTAAAAAGATTTCAAGGTTTTTTGAAACTATGCCAAAACTAAAACAAGAGTTAAAGTATACAAATAGTAATGGTGATGAGAAAACATTCGTAATAGAAGGAATGCGAAGTTTTTTTACGTAGGCCTTAGCCACATGAGTCTAGGGCATTATTATCAATGTATTTTCGGTTTGGCACAACATCACAAATGGAGTATTAGTGATATTGAAGGACTAATGCCATACGAGAGAGATTTATACTTTGATATGTTATTAGAATTCATAGAACGGCAAAAAGAAGCCAGAGATAATAAAGGGTAATAAAATAAAATGGCAGAATTAAGCAAAGAGACATTGGCGATTTTAGATCGACTTAAACGCGAAGGTGCATTAACGCGTAATGCGACTAGCGGCAATTCCATTAAACAAATCATGGGTAAGCTTGATAAGTTTAGTGTTGTCTTTGAAAACATCAATACTCAAATTGCTCAAATGAATAAAACGTTTGGGCAGATGCTTGGTGCAAATCCTTCTACCTTTGTTGGACCATTACCTTCTGGAGCAACATCATCTTTAGAACCTACTTCTGTTAAAATTGATGTAGAGTCTTTAAGGGCAATGGGAATTGATGAAGAAACCATTGCTCTTCAAAAACAAGCTGCCGAATTAAATATTAAAAATAATTTAGAAGACGAAAAGCTTCGAGACGAAACGGAAAAGAAACGAAAAGAAGATGATAAAGACAAGCGGCAGAAAGCAAAGTCAGATGAACTAGCCAATTATTGGAGAACCAAAACAATCTCCGGTCAAGCTATGACTAATCCTTTGAGTTTCTTTACTAAACTATTAAAAGGTGCAGCAATTGGTTTTGTTGGATTTAATGTTGTAAGAGGTATAGTAGATCAATGGACAGATGGAGCTTTTACTAAGTTCGTCGCAGATATAGATTATGCTGCTATTGGTGAAGGTATTAAAACATTTACCGGTTTCTTAGCAGATTCTCCTTGGTTAGCATTCTCGACCGCTTTAATAGCTTGGACGGCAATTGATTTTGGTGTACCATTTGCGCTTAATGTTACTGGTGAAGTAATACGAACAAGCATGTTAGCCAAGATGCTAAATAAAGGTGTAATGGGTGGAGTTGAGAAATCACCAGGATTCCTCAAGACAGTCGTGAGCTTAAGAGGATTAGCCCTTGCTACTGCTGGTGTTGCCTTGATGGCTGGTGGTGAAGCCTTTGCCAATGTAATTCGTTCGTCAATATCAGGGATGACGCCTGAACAAATTAAAAATGAAAAGTTAACCGTTGATGCAGGTGATGTCGTTTCAACATTAGGTTATGCTGCCGGTGGCGCAACAATAGGGCTTATGTTTGGCCCAGGTGGAGCGTTGATTGGTGGTATATTAGGATTTGCTTATGGCATTGGTAGTAAAGTACTTGAGTATATGAAAGCGAGTTCAATGGAAAAGATAAACTTTGACGAACTGGGTGAGCAACAAGCCAAAGATAATGCTATCATTGCACAACAAATGTTAGATGAGCACGCAGCAGGTAAAAGAGAGTTATCAAAAGCACAAATAGACGCATTTAAAATTCAAGCACAAGGACCTACACAAGATCAAATAAATTCAGTGAATGATGAGATTGCAGATCAGCGAGATGTATTAGGAAGACAACTTGGCGCTTTAGAAAAGAAAGATGCTGGTAAAGAGTATATCCCAGGTCAACATGGGATGGCGGGACGGTACGTAGATATCCTTGACCCTGTAACACTTGCAGCAAATGAAGCTGCTAAGGCTGCGGATATTGCGGCTAAGAAAGCAGAGATTAAACTTGTAGAAGATAAAGTGGCGGCAAGAATAGAGAGCGGAGAAGCAACTGTAGATCAATTAGTAAAAGTTGAAAGACAAGGATTTATGGAACATTTTCTTTTACTAAGTTCTTCCGAAATAAAAGAAAGAAGAGCAAGGATTGCGAGGGAAACCGAAGAAGAAAGAATAATAAGAAATAAAAGAGTAGCGGATAGTCTAAGCACGTTCTTTAAAAATTCTGATGTCGATGACTTTATGACTCCCGAGCAACGGGCTGCTGTTATATCAAAGGTTGAGGCTTCGGGCCAGGCAGGTGGTATAGTTAATATAATTACAAATGAAGGTGCCCGTATTAACAACGTTGATAATAGCGATAAATCAAGTAGTAGTGTAGAGTTCAAAAATCTTGTTGGTGGCGGTAGCGGAAAGCCGGCGATGCCTACGGGTTAATTAAAAAGGGATCCCGAAGGATCCCCTTGTTTTGTTAAAGTGTTTCTACGCCACTCTGTAGATATGCTAGGACCTTCTCAGGAGTTGTTTCTCCATACGGATCCGTACCACAATCATCTTCTTTGCCATCTTCCACAAACATCCTTTCAACAATGCCATTATCTACAACCATAGCATATCTCCAAGATCTTGCACCGAAGCCAAGATTGTCTTTACGAACAAGCATATTCATTCCTGCTGTAAATTCACAAGATCCATCTGGAATAAATTTAACATTCTTTACTCTTAGATCTTCTGCCCACGCATTCATAACAAATGTATCGTTACAAGCAATACAATAAACTTCATCAACATCACTCTCAATAATCTGATCGTATAATACGTCAAACCCTGGGACTTGATTATTTGAACAAGTTGGCGTGAATGCGCCGGGAAGTGAAAATACAACTACTCTTTTATCTTTAAAGTAATCTTCAGTTGTAGGATAAGTCCAATCGAACTCACCTGAGTCTACATTTCTAGTTCTTAATTTAAATTTAACGGGAGGTACAGTTTTCATAATATAATTCCTTATAGATGGGAGGCATTGCGCCTCCCAGATTAAATAGATTAACCTTTTAAGAATTCCTTCTTAGTATTAATCTTTATTTTGCGAGCCTTTTTACTTTCTGGAATTATTCGTTCCAGCGCAATTGTTAAAAGACCGTTTTTGAAGTCGGCGCCATTTACTTCAATATCGTCAGCAAGAGTAAAGCTTCTTGTGAACTTCTTGAAAGAAATACCACGGTGAACGTATTCACCACCGCCGCTGAAGTAATCGAACCCATCATCCCATGTGGAACGAACAGTTAATACATCTTCTTTTACTTCGATTTCTACATCATTAATATCCAAGCCTGCGAGGGCAAGATCAATAAAGAATTCTTTTCCTTTTAATGTTCTGATATTATAAGGCGGGAAGCCTTGAGATTGATGTGTTTGTGGGAACTCCACTAATCTGTCAAAGACTCTATCGAATCCTACGGCAAACGGGTGCAGTGAGTTTATGTTTAATCCAGGCATGTTATTCTCCTATTAAGCAAGATTAATTATTATCTGATGGTAATACCCATCGGTTATTGAAAGACCCTTACGGCATCTTACAAATTTATTTATACTCCGGTACTACCTATACCACCTTTTCGGTCGGTTTTTGTTTTTGGAGCGGTCTTACGTTCTGTTAACTCTTCTTGTTGTACTTTTGATATTTTACACTGGGCTAAACGATCACCATGCGATACGATAACAATGGTATCAGACATATTGTGTACAATGATATGAGTTTCATCCACATAATCAGAATCAATAATTCCAACGCTGTTAACTAGAACTAAACCTTTCTTTGTTGCTACACTCGAACGAATAAACATTTCCATCATGTGATCTTTTGGAATATCGAATATGAGTCCTGTTGGAATTAGTACTCTTGCGGCAGGAGGAACTGTAATTCCTATTTGACCTGAACCACCGATAATCTTTGGATAGATAGGAACTTGTTTATTGAATGGAGTATAGCATTTGAGTGTGCTACCGATCTCAAGACATGCCTTAACGTCAAAGCAAGCTGAGCCTTGTGTTGCATATGATGGGATTTCTGCGGTGTCGCGAATTTTAAAAACTTTCATAATGTATGTTCCTATTTGTTATATTATATAACAGTTATGTGGAAATGTCAATGGTTATTTCTTTCCAATATTATATTTGACTGTCAATTCCCATTCATTCTTTTCTTTAAACGAAATGATTTTAATTTGATTCAGAGAAGCTACTGGATCCTTAGTCTTTGTTGGATCTATTATTTTAACAAGTTCCCATTCTTCCAATAAGTTCACAATCGTATTACGACGTGCTATATCTTCTTCTGTTAACGTGTTATGCTTTCCGTCTAAAATAAACAATTCTTTAAAGTGCAGAATCGAGTACCTACCTTGTTTGTGTAGGATATGACAAGACTGATATAATTTTCTTTCTTTACGGCTTGAGATGCCGATACGGGTCAACGTTTCTTTTACCTTCAGGAAAGAATCCTGTGTGGGTAATTCAACTTCGACACCGACTCCTTTGAAAATGTCCGTGTCCATGATTATTCACCTTTTTAATTATTATAGTTAGTGGCAATGGTATTACACCATATAACATTATTTATAATAATCATTTCTTAGCCGCCTTCAGTAACTTTATCATGGATAGTTACAAGCTGTTCTTTGTTTAATACGTTTAGGTATTGTTTGGCAACTGTACGGTTACACTGATACACTTCTTGAATAACATCAAGGTCAGTATTCTTTTCAGCCTTAGGCCACTTCGAGAATCTTTTGCGCTTACGAAGAACAGATTTGTAATAATCAAATTGAGCAGCATAGAATAAACCATGTCGCATATTCATTTCGTTTGCGTGTAATATTGTATCCTCAAAATTGGTAAAGCCACGATTCACTACATACGCGTTATACATCTTTTCAGTATGTTCTGGTATATCACTATTGCGAATCAATTCATCCTTAGAGAAGGACGCAGCATTCATAAAATCAAATGGGTTCAGGTCTTTCACCGATGATCTCCTCAAGTTCTTTTGCTATTACGTTAAAAGAAGATCCACACTTGTCACATAACGGTATTTGGTGTTTGCCATCAGCAGTAGCAAGTTCAACCGTATAGGATTTCTTTTTTGTTGTCTTCTCGCCACAATTAAAACATTCAAGACGGCCAATCATTACGAGTACTCACATTCAATCATTACTTCAGTAAGGAATGCAACCATATTGATTTCTTGGTCAGCAACTAAACCAGACTTGTACATATAATCAGCGAGTGTAACAATAAAGCCAGCTTGACTTTGTAATGTAACTTTGCTTGACATCATATCATAGATACGACGAAACATTTCATTCATGTCTTGATCAGAGTTCTTGGCAACCCATTTACGCATATCGGTAAATTGCTTTGCTTTGAGACAACGAAATAGATCATCAATAGATTCTTGAGCAAGATTAACAAAGATACCTTCATCGATTTTACCAGAAGCAGCATATGATTGTAATTCAGTCAGTACACGTCGGAAATCCGGAAAGTGTTTCTCAATTACTTTAGCAACAACCTTAGGATCGTATTCAACTTCTTCTTGGTCAAGTATTCCCTTAACTCGTTTAAAGAATTCCATTGCCATCTGTGGACGGTCAGCGGTATCAATAGAGAAGTCTACTTCAGATAACCTTGAACGTAATGGACTGATAATACGATTCTTGAAATTACAAGTAAAGATAAATCCACAGTTAGAAGAGTATTCTTCAATAAAGTTACGTAGAGCTGGTTGAACGTTAGCAGCATTTAGATAAT